CATTTACCTTTTCCCCAATTTTAGGAACCTTAAATATTTACCTTTTTTCAATTTCGTTAACCTTCGAATATTTGCCTTTTTTTCAGTTTCGTTAACTTTAAATATTTGCCATTTTTTTTAAAATTGTACTTATTTAATTTTTAGTTATATTTGCCAATTTTCCAATTTTAGTAACCTATCAAGTATTTGTCAATTTTTCCATTTTCCCAATCTTAATTTGTTTATCCGTTTTTTTATTTTATTAACTCTCAAGTATTCGCCAACTTTTTAATTTTATTATCCTTCAGGTATTTGTCAATTATTTAATTTTATTAACCCTTTATTAGTTTATCATTTTTAACTTTTCAGTTATTCGCCAATTTTTTCATTTTATCACTTAGATTGAGTTTCTTTAAAAGTTTAAGTGTTAAATACTTTAAGCGTTTGTCATGTTATCGTTTTATTAACCATTTAAGCATTTGTCTTATTTTACTTTACTTTTGGGAAATTATATTTACTTTGTGTTTTAATAGTATAGTTTTGGGTGATATGAGTTTTTAATTTCGGCTATTGGTAGTATTTAGGGTGATTGGTGGGCGTAGTGTATGCTATGCGGCATTCGAGGGGCACTCACTATGGTTTCGGCATCCTTTTCGGTCGTGCTTTGTATTAATTTTTAATTCACTAATCATGTATCAAAAGCTTTGTACCTGTAAGTAACGGCGCTATACCTAAATCCCACTATTGGAAGCTTAAAGTTTTAAAAAAAGGAGGTGCTTATAAACTCGTATATTTAAATCCCACATTTGGGAGCTTAATCGCTATCTGCGCTTTGTAAGATTTGCCAGGGGTGGGGTACAAAGCGCAGTTAGGAAAGGAGGTAATAGCGCCAATCAATTACGCCATATATCCGATATGGCGGCAAGTTCAAAATTAATATGATAGATTACTAAATCATCCCGATTTAGTAATGCGTTTTCAAAGAGCTAAATATAATATACTAATGTTTTAATAAAACGTCAAGTATTTTTTTTAATAAAACAAATATTTTTATTAAACCGTTTTGTTTATTTTATCACACCACCGCTGACTACTATTACTATATATATTTTATAAATAATATATATATAGTAGTAGTAGAGTGCGCTAAAAATTGTGGATAACTCTGTAAACCCTCGAAATTCGAGGCTTTTCGTGAAAAAAAATTGTGGATAACGTGTGGATAACTTGTGGATAACTCATAATTTTTTGTGGATAACTTTTGAATATACAAATTTTATCCACAATTTTTAGGGACTTATCCACAAGTTATCCACACAAAAAATGGACTTATCCACAAGTTATCCACAATGAAAATGCACTATTTTTTTGTTATTTTAATTATTATTTTTTATTTTATGTAGGATTATAAAAAAAACAAGCGGGGAAAAGGAGGATAATAAAGAGGAGGAGAAAACGTTTTAAAAACCCCGCTTGTTGTGATATACGATTGTATCACAACAAATAAAATAATAATGTTAAGAAAAAAATCAATAATTATTTTTGTTTTGTTAATTATTTTATTTACAAAAATAAACATAATGTTGTAATATGTTTATATGGCAAAGAAATTCACATTCACACCTGTTGATGGATGTCGTTATAATAACGATTATGCAAAGGTATGCTATGACCTAAATAAGTGCCACGAAGATAAAAACTGGGAGAAAGCATGTAGAATAATTAGAAATAATGTTCTTGATGATTTGTTTTTCTTTATATATTTTGTTGGTGGTATCAAAGATGCTAATCATCCATTCATTATCGATAGAATAAATGAGTATCAAGATGTCGAAACTAAATCATTAAATCTATGGTTTCGTCTCGGATATAAATCAACAATAATTACAGTATACGGTCTAATACAAGAATTATTACGGCGAGATATTGAAGCTACAATATTTTCACATACCCGTGATATTGCTAAAGTATTTCTCCGAAGAATAAAAGTAATACTCGAACAGAATGGCCTATTAAAAGCCGCATTCCATGATAAAATACCCGATAACCCACAAGATAAAAAAGGACTTGTTTGGGATATAAATGTGCATCTCCAATTATTAAATGGTATGAAATTTGGGTCTTATGTTAATGCTTATGGGCTTGTTGATGGTTTGCCTACTGGTATACATCCTAAGTATATTGTTTACGATGACGTCATCGAACGAAAGGCAGTATCAACAGCAGACCAAAGAGCAAAAGCAACAGATGCCTTTAAACACTCATTCGGTCTTCATGACAAACATGCAAGATACCGAATAGTTGGAACTCGGTATCATTACGCCGACTTGTATGGCGAACTTATAGCATCGAAAGATTATAAGGTGCATTGCTACCCGATAACACATAATGGCGAATTCCCATATAAGCCAGAAACTGTTGAGGATGATGTTGCACCACTCGGCGACGGGGAGGCAATATTTTATAATCAGGAATACGTCTGGAATAAATTTAAAGACATGGGGAAGGATGTATTCTCAACACAGATGCTCATGAACCCGATAAAAGCCGATGAAAGAACATTTGACCTTCAGTGGATTAGATACTATGATAGCGCTCCAAAAACAAGAAACTATATCTTCGTAGACCCTGCATCATCATCCAAAAAAGATAGTTCCTATTCGGTTATGTGGGTAGTCGGTGCTGGCTCTAATGGATATTATTATATAAAAGACTGTATCCGAGATAGGCTTAATCTGCAAGAACGGAAAGATAAATTATTCTACCTTGTAGATAAATGGACGCCAATAAGAGTATACTACGAAAAATACTCCATGCAAGCTGATATAGAATATATACAGGAAAAAATGAAAGAAGATGGGTTCTATTTCACAATAGTACCAGTTGGCGGTATTAAGCTGTCTAAGGATGAGAGAATATTACAGCTACAGCCGTTACTACAAGAAGGCAAAATAATATTCCCAAGACATATAGTATATATAGATGTTAATGGTAAAAAAAGAGACCTTATAGAGGATTTTATTAACGATGAGTATTTAGATTACCCACTATGTGCAACAAAAGATATGCTTGACTGTCTGGCACGTATACGAGATAAGGACGTTAAGATAATACATATCAATAAACCAGAGCCGTTGCAAATTAATAATCAATTTAATCCATTGCGTGATAATGAAAAATATGTACACTGGATGTTAATGTGATGAAAGAAGATAAAATAAAAGAAGTTATTGATGCTTGGACTCTTTGTACCGAAGAACTTGGTAAGCTCCGACGGGCAATGAGAGATGATATCGAGATGGCATATGGCGACCAATGGGGCAGAGTTGGGAGAGACCCACGTAGACCACAGCTATCTATTGATATTATATCTGGACGTATTCGGAGACGAAGTGGATTTATTCGGCAAAATATGCCCGAAGCTAAAGTTATATCACTTTCATCTAAAGGCGATGATTTCTGCGATGTAATGCAACAGGCATTAAAATATATCTACTCTGATAAAGACAACTATACGAACAGAATATCTGCTATAGACGATGCTTTGACAACTGGACTTGGCTGGGTTCATGTGTATATGGACTATTCCGAAGATATTGTAAATGGCGATGTAAGGCTTATGAAAGTGTCGCCATTTGATATTGCATTTGACCCATACATATCATCCCCAGATTTTAGAGATTTAGGATATATTATCCATCGTAGCTATATGTCTAAAAAAGAATTAAAAAGGTTATATCCAAAACTCTCTAAAGACATTGACCTTATTACAAGCGAACAAGAAGCCAGTTATGAAAAAGAAGTGCAAAGATTGTACCGCACAATAGAGGATATGGTAAATGTATTTGACTACTGGTATGTGGAATACGATACAGAGAAATGGTATGTAAATCTTCAAACAGGTGATTATGGGAAATATAGTGATGATATGCTTCCAATCGAAGGCGAGATTAAACTAATAGAAAAACAAGTTCCTATAATTAAATTACGAAGAATACTATCAAACAGTTTGATAGTATATGATGACGTGACGCCGTATGTAAAAAATAAGTTCCCATATATACCGATATTATGCTATTCGAATTTTACACATCCGCAATGGGAACATAGGATAAAAGGAATATCACGAAGGTTGAAAGACCTGCAGTATGAGAAAAATAAGAGACGTTCGTCTATAACCGAGAATGTGCTTAATAAATTTTTGCGTGGTTATATGAAGCTACGTGATGAAACGGCTGATTTATCGGAATACTTAACAGGTAATCAACAAGTTCTCGAGGTTGATAGCTTGGACTCGATACGAGAAATACCACCACCAAATGTTCCCGAAGCTCTTATTATATTAGAGAAAGAAATAGATTCCGACCTCAATGTTGTAGACGCCAATCTTGAGATGCTTGATAATACAACAACGTATCAGGCAGTAGGTGCATTACAACTTAAGCTACGTGAAACAATGCTTGTTGACCAAGAGATATATGATAATGTTAATTATGCCATGTATAAAATAAGTTCGTATATTGTAGATATGATAAGCGAAATGTGGACAACTGGGAAATTCAAAAAAATAGTTGGGTATAACATGCCATATATAGAGGAGTATAAAGAATTAGAAGAACAAGCACGGCAAATTAATATGATTGCGAGTAATTTTAATTCTACTGATGAAAATGCTCAGCCTGAAGTATTACAGCAAGGGGAAAATATATTATCTCAAGTTGCTATATTGCAACAAAAGATAGAAACATTTTGGGCTGACTTTGAAAGAAATCGCAAGGATATACAATTCCTTATTAAGTTTGGCGAGGGTGTTGAAGAGACACCAACATATAAACTGGCGTATCTAAATACATTTACGGAACTGAAACGGCAGGGGCAATATGTTCCTGATGATGTATATATAGAATTTTTAGATATACCGAAGAGAATAAAAGATAAGTGGATACAATCTATTCGTGCTTCAGGACAACAACAACAAGCGGCATTGCAGATGCAACATGAGCATGATATTGAACTTGAGCGTATAAGAGCGCAAGTGAAGATGGTACTGCAAGAAATGATAAATGAAAATAAACTTGACGTACAGAAACTTAAGATGAAAGATGTCTACGAATACGACATCACTCGACGTACGGAGGAAGAAAATGCCAATACCGAACACGAACGACGTAGGGAAGATAATAGAGTTCTTGAAAAAGGAAAAACCTAATATGCCAAGAAAGCAAATGATAGCCATAGCTTTAAGAATAAAACAAAATTATGAAGCAAGGAGAAGAAATAATGGCAGCAGAAGAAATGGTCGAAAATAGTGGCTTCGAACCAATTGAAGTCGAACAAGACGACGACGGTCTTGATACATCGGGCAATGAACAAAGTAGTGCCGATAATTTAGATTCATTATTCCCTTCCGAGGATGCCGCTCTGGAAGACAACAGTGCTAAAAAATCTCAAAAAACCGTACCGCTTAAAGCTCTTAAAGAAGAGCGTTCTAAGCGACAAGAGTATGAACGTCGGTTTAATGAGCTTTTGGACATGCACCAACAAGTATTATCCGAGTTACGCTCACTCAAACAACAGCCAAAAACGGAGGAGGTTAATGATGACATCGGTGATGATGATGTGATTACAGGTGCTGACTTAAAGCGGATACTGCAGAGAGAGCGGGAAAAATTAATAGGGGAGACTTCGAAAACATCGTCTCATCAGGCGTTAATAATGGCACGGCAAAGGTATGAAGATTTCGATGACATTGTACGCTATGCTGATGACTTAATAAAGAATACCCCAGAGCTAAGAGGGCTTGATGAATATATACTATCAAGACCAAATGCACCGTTCGTGGCATATGCAGTAGGAAAGTTGCATCCTGAATATCAGAGAAATTTGATGAAGAAGAATAATCTAACAGATAGAATAGAACGAAATATGAACACTCCGCAACCATCGAGAAAGGGTGGAACAGAGGTTGCAGATTTGGCTGAACGTATTCGGAGACTTGATCCATTAAGCAAAGAATTCGCAGAGCTGGATATGAAGCTAAAATCTAAATTTCGTGAATAAGGAGTAACAATTATGAATACTACAAGTAACATTGGTTTGCCGATAAGTGATGGTGGCTTAACTGGTGTATATCAAGCATATTATGACAAGAAGCTGTTACAGAGGTTATTACCAAATCTTGTGTATATAGAACTCGGTGAAAAAAGGGATTTACCGACTAATAATACATCGATAATTGCATTTAGAAGATTTGAGTCGTTAGCACCACAGACAACACCATTAGTGGAGGGACAAAATCCAACACCAGTTGAAATCGATGATACGATAATTCGTTCTAAAGTAAAAGAATTCGGTGCATACGCCGAAATATCATCATTGTTGACTTTGACCGATTATGACCCGCTTATCGCCAGGTATACTGAATTATTCGGTGAGAATGCGGCTAATTCTCTTGATCAGTATACACGTGATATTATAATGGCTGGGACATACTTTATCCGTGTACAGGATGCTTCAACCACATCACCATCAGCTGCACGGAATACCGTAGCATATCCTATTACACTACAGGCACTCAAGGCTGCTGTTGCACAGCTTGAAGGGTATAATGTACCGAAGTGGGATTCAATTATAACTGCTTCAACTGGTGTTAGCACAAGCCCTGTGCCTGAGTCATATGTCTGCGTTGTTCATCCACATGTGAAGCAGGACATCCTTGCTCTTGGTGCAAACAACGGGATTATACCAGCATTTAAGTATAGCTCGACCACCAGATTAATGAAAGGCGAGTTTGCGGCATATGAAGGCGGTATTCGTTTTGTATCTACGACAAATGCGAAGATATGGGCGGGTGAAGGTGCTACTGGGACTACATACAGGAATACAGCAGGAGCATATGATGTCTATGGTTGTATTGTAATGGGTAAAGGATACTTCGGGCGTACTGAACTTAATGGTGGTTCCAAGATTATAGTAAAGACACCAGAACAAATAGGTGGTGCCTTGAATAGATTTTCTACTGTTGGCTGGCAGGCAGATTATCAGGCAACCATCCTGAATGAATATTGTGGTGTTAGAATTGAATGTGCAGCATCAATAATTTAATTTATAACGGGTGTAGGTTTTACCCTACACCCGTTACTAACAACATGGAGGATATATGCAAAAACATGTAAGATGTTCGATACGAAGAGCCAACAATTCTGGCGAAATGTATGAGAAAAGCAATAAACCAATTGGATTCGGTTATCAAGGGAAATCATTCCAGCTTATTGAAGGGGCAGAAGTCTGTTTAGAGAAGAACGCATTGTATTGTTTTACAGATGCTGTGATTGAGCATGATGAGGTAGAAAAAGACCCTGTTACAAGAATATCAAGAGTACGAAAGGTTAGGATACCAAGATTTTTAATAGACTACTATGGTTATTATATGTGCGAAGGTAAATGTAATGGTGATTATAGCAAATGTGATGGTAAAGAGATAACACGAGAAGAATTCTATTCTGATAATGAAGATGTCAAAGAAAAGGTTGAGGTGCAGAAAGAAATTGACGACGTAGTAGAAAAATCTGATTTAGAAGGTATTTTGTCATGACTTTGGGTGAGATATACTCGAGAGTTATGTGGATGTTATATGGGGATGCTAATTATCCGCAATCAACGCAAACCCATATGCAGAGTACATCACAGGGTATAATACTCGATGCGCATAAAGCCGTGCAGATGGACTACGATTACTGGTTTATGGAATCGTATACAACATATAAGAGGGGAGAAGGGCAGTTAATGTTCGATTTGCCGAGTGACTTCAAGTCGGTCAAAGCTGTACGGGTGTTTAGGGTAGCCGAACAGTTAATAAGTGCAAATATATCGGTGAACACAGATGGCAGTATAGTTGGTTTTGAAAACCTANTACCANCGTATGGGCATAATTTATCGGCAGTATTGTTAAATAATACATGGTATGTATTGACATCGNTAAATGGGNATATTGCATATACTCGACGTAGGAATATAGACTCTGGTACAGGAGTGTTATATAANATAGCGATTAAAGAGATACCAATCCGAAGGCAAATAGCAATTAACTANGGGCAGGACATANTGCAAAGTTCTTGCTATTCTGCAGAAAATGATAAACTGTATATTTACTCGCAAACATCAGGCGAAGAGTTAGTTGAGTTATATTATTACAAGTATTACACATTCACAGGAACACCTGATGATTTTGGGTCATATACTGATTTGGTAACGGAACATGCGTATAATGCAATTATATATTTAGCCGTAGAGATGGAAGAGAGAAGAAGGCGAGAGTTTGATGCAGCGAACTATTACAGGGCACTTGCAACCGATGCACTAAAACAACTAAAACGAGAACATATTCAGAGGCGTAATACTAACACAATACAGTATTTTGGAGGATTATAATGGCTCACACAAGAGAATGGATTGAAGGTGTGCCGCTTGATGTGGATAATGCAGGCTATGGCGCAAATGAGATGCGCACAAAGTGGGTTGATATCAAAGAGCGAATGGAAATCGACCATGTGTGGGACATAAGCATAAATGATGATGGCGAACATCTATCTAACAGAATTGAGATAATAGACAACGTTACTGGAACGCTAAACCTTAATTTTAGTTCTCCAAATGCACGGATAAAAAGAATAAACCTTGCGACTGGAGCAGGCACTGTTACTTTGAATATATCATCTTCAGGAGTACCAAGTTTATACGCACGGCGGTTTTTACTTTTTATAAAGCAAGCAACATCAGGAACACCTGTGGACATAATTTTTCCATCCGATTCAGTGTGGCACAATGGGTTCATTACAAATATAACTGCTAATGCTGGATGGACGACAGTGTATGAGATAATAGGTATACAGATAAGTGGTGTAACGAAGTATATATTCACATGGTTGGGGGACTACAACTTGTGATAAATTTAGATACACGGGATAGGTATGAAGCGATAGCATTAGTACCGTCAGAAGGGAAAATACTTGGGATAAGAA